CATTCTGACATCAGTCATTTATATTTCTTTATTCTTTTAAATAATTATTTATAAATTTCCAGTTTGATCTGTTGTTTTACCTTGTTGAGTGGTATTGTTTAGAATTAATTTCAATTATTCCGCATATGGCTTATGAATTCCTAGATACTTTAGGTCTAGACTCTGGTGTTCGTTCTAAAATATCCCGTTTACTTGATAGTACTACTTCTGGAAGTGTAGCTTCGCTTAGATCTCCTGTTGGATCATCTCTTTCTTCGGATCAGATTTTACACATGTGGGATTCAATCTACAAATTAAAGAGGAAGTCGATTAATTCTGAACTTCATAATATTGAAATTTCCAATCGTTCAAAATTCGGCCCAAGAAGTTTGGCATCTACTTGGGATGCTCGAAAGGAAGGGGTTAAATCTTACTTTTCACCTCAGTTAAGTAAACATAAAGTACCCGATTACTCCGTCTCTCACCCCCGGAGATTACGCCCTCTTGATTTAGAGGAAGCTTCCCGATTCTTAAAGAATGATACAAGCTCTGGCCTTCCCTTTATGACTCGGAAAAATACCGTAAAGGCTAAGGTTATTCGCAATTTTAAAAAGCTAATGGAAAGAAACGATCCATGTATCCTGTTTACTCGTACACAAGAGTTAGGTAAGACAAGACCTGTTTGGGGTTTTCCTATTGTTGAGACCCTTAATGAGATGCGTTTTTATCGACCTCTTCTCGATTATCAGCGAAGACTTAGTTGGAGATCGGCTCTGCAGGGACCGGATGCAGTTGACAAAACTATTACTGAGCTAATTAAATCTGGTAGTAGTCGTAATTTAAAAATGGTGTCTATAGATTTTAGCCTATATGATGCTTCCGTGAAATTCGGACTACAAGAAAGTGCTTTTAATTATATTAAGTCTTTATTTCAATCGTGTTATGATGATGATTTAGATGATATCTTTCATAAATTTAACACTATTCAATTAATTACCCCTGATGGCATTCTAAGCGGCCAACATGGAGTACCTTCTGGTAGTACCTTTACAAACGAGGTTGACTCTTTAGCTCAATTTCTTTGCGCTAAAGACTTTAATATTAACGATAATGATATGACAATCCAAGGCGATGATGGTGTCTATCTAGTCGATGACTCAGAAAGTTTTCTTTCCCACTTTGAAAGATACGGTCTTAATGTCTCTAGAGATAAGTGTCTAGTTTCTAATAATAGTGTTCTTTATTTACAGAATTACCATTCTCCAGACTATGTTAGCGATGAAGGTTTGTTTGCTGGTGTTTATCCTACTTATAGAGCTTTAAATAGGATTATTCATCCTGAAAGATATGATCAATTCAGTGATTATGACATAGATGGTGCCGACTTCTATTCCATAAGAACAATCTCTATTTTAGAGAACTGTCGTTACCACCCACTGTTTGAGGATTTGGTCAAATTTGTTTACACTATAGACAAATATAGTTTAAACTTTAGTCAGAAAGGTCTTGAAAGATATTGCCAGTATGTTTTCAAGAACGATGGGTCTGACGAGATAACTAAGTACAGAAGAGGAGATGATGTACAAGGTATCAGAAGCTTCAAAACTTTTGAAATTTTATCTAAGCTATAAC